GCATTGAGCTGAATCCGCACGTTAATGATATTTTATATCTGCCCGAATCGTCAATGACTAATGAGTTTCTAAACAAATAATATCCAGTATCAGCCACAAATGCTGAACCATTCCAACGTTGAAAAGATAGGATTGAGCCAATAGGCAAAGGCAAATAGTAGGATTCAGTATAATCCAAATCCGCAATGATTTCAATGGTTTTTACACCCAGTGCATAGTTAGTTAGGTTTTCAATATAAATTCTTGCCGCCTTAATTAATGAAGCTATCAAAGTGTCATCTTCGCTAAATGATATTTTGAGCCATAGTTTAGCATCTTCAACGCTTACGAGTTCCGTTACTATGTCTGTTGTTACTGTTTTACTTATTAGGATATTCATGTACTTTTAATTTTAGCCATTCGTTAAATTGTGCAAGTTCAGTTACCGGGTCTAATTCACGGCTGCGGATTCTGCTATCTTTACTTTTGCGAAGATACAATTTTTGATTGTCAAGTGCTTCAATTGCTAAAGCGTACGCTTCAGCCGTACGTTCAACATACACTCCAGCTTTGCCGCAATTCTCAGCAAGTCCGCCTGTTTCGGTACATATTACAGGAATCCCCGAACACAATGCTTCCGTAGCCGTCCGCCCCCAAGATTCGTAAAGAGACGGCATTATAAGCAATCTTGTTTTTTTATAAACTTCCCGAATGTCTATTTGTTTGTCTAATATAGTTACGTTTGGCAGCCGCTTTATAATTTGCTCATCATAACTGCCTTTAACGCCTAAAAACTTTTTATGCGGCAAAAGTTCCGCAATTTCGTAAAGTAGATTTCCGCCTTTGTTTTCGTTTAAATTGATTAAGGTTATGTATTCATTCTCAATTGGATTTGCAACACAATCGTAATATCTAAAGTCGCACGGCGGATGAAGTATAATTGAATCGTGATTATAGTTAAGTCTACTTTTTGCCCAATTTGAATTATAAATTATGCACTGTGGCTTTTCCGCTTGTACAATTTCTTCGTATATGTGAGTGTTGTGAATTAAGTGAAATAATGGTTTTTTATACATCGCAGCTAAACCAATACTCCATCGTGTATAATCCAAATGAGTAAACATTGCATTACTCCAATCAACTAACTTTTCTAATAATATTTGGTCAGGCGGGAATACATCAATGTCATCAAATATGTAATGATTTTTAATTTTATAATGGTTTGCTTGATGAAGCAACACCCTTACATCATGTCCATAACTTTTGCAAGATTTGTTTAAAGCGTGAATCATAAATTCCGCTCCGCAAAGGTGCTGAGGTGGGTATAGGTGGATTGAATTTAGTATGTTCATTTTTATGGTTTTATAAATTCCATTACTATTTGAGAGTTTCCATATTTATCAACTTCTCCGTCATTAACTATGTAGAAGTCTTTAAAATCGTGGATAGTCCATTTTGATTTGTGAACCTCAAGTTCATTTCCATACACCGCCCCTTGTTCAATCCATTCTGCAGGCGTACTAATTACCAACACGCCGCCCGACTGCAAGGCATCTTTTAACTTTTTTACAAAAAACCATCCTTCAGCTTTTGTAAAGTGTTCGATTACGTCGCTTAATACAATCATGTTGTATTTATGCTCAGGCTGCCACGTTATAAGGTTTGCAATCTCTACATTATCATAGTTACCCCATAACTTATTTCGATAAGCAGCAAAACCTTCTACACCGTGAATCGTTGTTTTGTGTTCGCTATCGTCAACCCAATTGCGAACGGCTGCGGCAAGAATACCCTTTCCAATTCCGCAATCTAATAACATTTTAGGTTTGTTAATGATTGCTATTTTTATAATGTCCGTAAATGCTGAGTAGTTCCCTATTGGCATATTTATTATTTAAACGTTACAAATTCTCCTTTGTAGCTTACCGTAAGTTTAAACGGTTTGCCGCAATCGCAATTTACCTTAGTAATCCAACTTTTATTTCTATTGATTTTATCAAAGTACTTACATTCATTATCATAATGTATTTTTTGGCAATGTGGGCAAGTGAAATCATATCTTGCAAAATCAATAAAGAAATGTTTAAATGCTATCATACTGTATTTTTTAGCACGAAAAAAGAGGGCTTATGCCCCCTTTAATCTTAAATGTTATACTTACGAAGCTGAACCGTAAACGGCTGCTGTTGGTTGAAAAGACAAAAGTTGTACTCTTGCTTCACAACGGTAAGTAATCAAGTTCTTAATGAAATCGTCTTGATCGGTTTCGGTTGTTCTAACTGCTAAACCACTTGCTTGAGCAATTCCAAATGCGTTACTATTCATAACGTAAATCTTACCTGAAGGAATTTGTGAATGTGGAATTAATGGAATGCCCATTATTCGTGTTTCACCACTTGCCCCGATTGTTACGCCACCTGGAACGCTGAAAGATGAACCGCTTCCGTTAGTAGTTTTCAATACTGATGCCCAAACTGCGTGAGTTGTTAAAATCATGTCCGGCATTCCCAAACCTAATGCCAAATGCTGTGCTACATAATCAACGATTCTCGCTGCAACGATTGATTCAGAAGTTGAGCCAGTAGTCGCACTTGCTGTGATTGATGCCATTGCACTGTTGTTGAATTGGCGATTCCAATCCTCAATCAATGAAGATGACAAATAAGCCTGTAAGAATGGTAAATCCTGCAACATTTGTCTTGATACCTTAGCATAACCGGCAAGGAATGGAACGCTTACATTCACCATTGTTACATCATAATCCACTTGATTCTTTGCAGAACCTTCAGTTTGAGAACCGAAAGAACCTTCACCAACACTTGTATTTCCACGTGGGAAAGTTACGTTACCGGTAGCAGTCGGAATGATGCGGAAGACTTCGTACAACTTAGGATTGTAGAAGCTGCGTAAAATTGGTGATTCAACGTAACTTACTTGAGAAGTTCCTGTCAAATTGTTGCCCAATGTCATAACAGCTACAGCCTTACTGATGAAAGGATTTTCATTCTTAATGTTTTCATAGTTAACATTAATAATGTCAACGATTTCGTTTTTCATATAGTCAAAACGTGAACCATTGAACTGTTTTACAGTTTCTGCCTTCAATTTGCCATTTGCTGCAATAAGTCCGTTTACCTGCTCTTTTAATTCTACTAAAGATGCGTTTTTCTTTGCAAAATCTTCGTTCAATTGTGCCACTTGTGCTGAGTGCTTTGCGTCAATTTCTTTCAAGCCTGTTTGTAAGGCTTCAATTACTTGGTCTGCCATTGTTTAAATGTTTTATTAATTTCTAAAATTAAATTACTATTGTCAATTTCTGCCTTCACTTCTGGCAAGTTAACCGCTTCCGCAAGTTTACCGCTATCATTGAGTTGAGCATAAAGTTGTTTAATGTGGATAAGGCAAAGTTCTATCGTTTCATCGCTTACGGTAGTTTTACGTATAAATTGTTCAAAACTTTTTAAACGCTCCGCAATTGTTTCGTTGCTTAAACATTTGATTGAAACTAACGGAGTGTTTGGATTCGCTCCCCACCCTGTAAGAGATGAACCTTCGTAAAGTTGTACATGAGTGATTTCGTTTCCTAATTCTGTTTGCTTTTCATTTAGTGTTCTAAATCCGATTGAATGCTCAGTTACTAATCCGCTTTCTGCCATCTTGATAAAATCTTGCCCTAATTGATGTTTTCCAATTTCGGATTTATAAAATAATCCATAATCGTCTTCAAACAAATCTATAATCTTGCCTAATGGCTTTGATACATCGTGATTTAGCAAGTGCTTAACCCTGCCTTTTGGATACCATTCTTGAATACTTTGTGCAAATGCACCTTTGCGGATAATATCGCCGTCGCTGTCCAAAGTATTAAAGTTTGAAAAATAGCCGGCAACAACACCCTGCTTTGTATCAATATCTTTTATTTCTGCTGATATAAATTTTGTTGTATAAATGCTTTTCATAAGTTCTTTTTGATTAACTAAATGTGTTTTTGCATCTGTATTTTCCTGTATGAGTTTTATCTCATCTGGATTGTTATCGTAATGCTCTGCAATATTAAGCCTTTTTATTGTTTTCCATTTCATCTCGCCATTGGTGAAATAAACTCGTGATTGTGGGATTCCTATTTCATCTGCAATATTATAAACTTGCTCAGGATGAAAGTCCTCTTGACGTCTTGTAATTATGTATACTGTTTTACCTTGTTCAATCAATTGTTTTGCTCTTGCTCTGTATAAAGCCAATGTCAATGTCTCATCAAAATCAAATGAAATTTTATTTGGGTCAATTGCCTTGGTATAATTTAAATATTCATCAATTGTTTGAAATGTTGATTTATCAATCTTTGCTGATTCTTGAGCAAGATAGCCAACGTATGCATTTACGGCATGTTCTCTATTGTCATACATACATTCGCCTTCACCTATTCTAAATTTACCATTGTCGCATAAATATACTGGCATATTTATAAGTTTTTATTATTTTTGTGCTGTCTCATACTAATAGTTTTAAAATTTTATCTCCCTGTATTTCTATATGGGGATTTTTATTTTCTAATTAATTTTCCGTTTGCGTCTCTCTGCGATTCAAACCCGATAACGCATCTACAATTAATTGTAAAGTCAGCCGGTGCCGTGATGTCTCCGGGCTGCATCGCTACCGCTTCAACTCCATTTAGTCCAATTTGTCGGAATGGTTCAAACTCTTCTACTCTGCTGTTATCTAATTTGAAATGATCGTAATTGTCTTTTTTCCCAAAGGTCCGCTCCTTACCATCGCCCATTGAAATCCAAACCTTCCAAACTTTAAAACGCTGCTGCCTGCCTGCATTCATTATTCCTGCATTTGCCGCCCTTGTTGATTCTGTTCGTACTATTCGAGTCGCTCGGTAAAGTTCAGTTAAACCACTATTAAATATTTTGTCCGCAATTTGTGGGGTGCTTAATCCATTACTTATTCCATCCGTTATTAATTTTAAGATTGTATCTTTTGTCGTTGTATCAATCCAATTGACAAGAGTTAATCCGTACTGGCTTAGGTATTCCAATACCGCTGCCGTAAATACTTCATTGCTCCCCATTGCCCCTGTACTAAATGCTTTCTGCTTTATAAACTCCTTATCCTGTTGTTTGTACAACTCCGTATAAATTGGATAGGCAATTTTACTAATTGTTTCGGCATATATATTTTGTAGTAATACAAACAAATTTGTATTAAATCCTTGATTAGATAACCTACTAAATGCAGTTTGTAAACTTGTTTGTTTGGCATCTGCTATAAATGCGTTTATCTGTTGCTTAAACAATTTGACAAATTTTGGCAAATGTTTTTTTTCAATCGCTAAACGTTTGGCTTCAATTTGTTTATGATATGTTTTTCTTTGCCTGTAATTCATTTATTAACTTTTGCTTATACGATTCTCTCGCCCTATGCCTAAATTCATATTCAATTTTGCAACGCCTTTCAATTTCCAATTTAGGAAACCGCAGCATTACTGCTTCCCATATCGTTTGAAGTTCCTGTGCTGTTATCTCCATTTGCGTAATCGTTTATCATTCCATCTGCCATTCCTATCTCTTCAATCGGAGTTAATCCGCTATTTATAAATGCCTTCGCAAACTCACCTCCCAAAGGTTCGTAATTCATAGCTATTCGCTTCTCATCAAGTGTAAGCCAATAAGCATTTACAAGCTGACTAACCAACTTTTCAATATCTTTTTGAAGTTCAGGTAGTGCCGTTACATCAAAATCTATAAATTCATTACCGGCTCCAACATTGGGAATAAGCCATTTGTTTAACTCGTCCCTTAACTGTCCTAACATCGGGACAATAGTATTCGTTACTAAATCACGAAGTGCATTTTGATAATTGTTATCGCTCATATTGTCGGCTGAAAATAACACAACCGGCATCCCGAACACCCTGCACCATTGCTCTAAACTAAACTTCATAGTATCAATGATTTGCATTTCGCTGTTACTTAATCCGAAGTTTAAGTATTCCCAGGGAGTCTGCAACATTGCAACCGTTCCGCCTTTAGCGTTGTTGTTAATACGATTAGCGATTGCCTGTTGCATTTGTGAAGCCTGCAATTCCGTAATCATTGGAATTTGATTTCCCACAACTTTTGGAACCAATGCACCCTTAGCACCACCGTTTGCCATTTGTGATGCTGCGGACTTTTGAGCCTCAACTCCCATTAAATAGTTATTCCAAGCTGCACGAATTGGTGAAAGTCCCCTCATGTGTTCACGAGTCGTAACGTTGAAATTAGGGTTCCAAGATTTCCATTGCATTACGTCCGCCTTTGCAAGATTTATTGTAGTTCCCATGTTATCAAGTTGATAACCTAAGATTCCGTATAGGTCCGCAGGATCTGGAATAATGTCCGTAAACTGAGAAGGCAGGATAAGCAATTCTACAAATTTACCTTTGTCTATGTTGCCACGATTACCCCATAAAAAAGTTTCACCGCTTAAGAAACGATAACCAAACAAATTTTCAAAGAATGCATCCTGAGATTGATAACTATTTGGATTGTTTAAAAGGTCTGCAAGCGGCGTATTTTCCACAATCATTGAGTCATCGTATGCATTCTTTCTATGCATCAATGCCGTTTCAAAGTTTGTTAAACTACCCTTTGTTAACTGCTTGTATTTTAATAAACTTGATTTTGCCTTTTGCCCTTCGTTCAATTGGTAAACATACCAGGGGATTGATGCACATTTACGAGCAAGAAAAGATATAATTGCGTAAACGTCCGCATTTTCGCTGTATGCGTTTGTATATTTTTGTGCATCGTAGCTTTGTAGAATCGCTCCTGTGTTTACTGGAATAACGCCGTTGTTGTAAAGTGGTAATCCTTTTTTCTTGAAAAATCTATCTATAAAACTCCCCATGTTAATTTTGTTTGTTTAGATTTTGAATAAACGGCATAACGCAATGCGTCTAAAATGTGGTCATTTAACTTCACCGGCTGTTTATCAATTACTTTACCGTTTCCGTCTGATTTCCACCTATATTTTTTAATTTCGTTTAGCAAATTTAGACTATTATTTTTTATGTATAGCGGCTGCGATTTTACCTTCATAATGCCGGCGTAAACATCCTTATCAGCTGCCTTAACATTAAATCCACTTTGATATATTTCCTGTATGGTTTTTGGTTCTGCGGCATCCGCGAATATTTCATCGTAATAATTTATCCCTAAGTTTGGTAAAATGCTGAGAAAGTCTCCCGTTGTTAAGTTTTGCTGATATAAGATTTCCTCAGCGTAAATACTATTTTCAGCCAGTGTAACTTTTACGAGTGCCGTTGGTACTCTAAACCCAAAGTCTAAGCCATAACAAACCTCACCTTCAGGTATTGTATCCGTAATTTTCCAATGGCTATAAATTTGCTCAGCACTAACGCCACGTAGTCCAAGTCCGAACACTTGCCATAGCATTTGATCGGCATCTTTGTAAGATTCAATTACATTCTTTTGGATTTCGCTAAGGAATGGATTATCCTTGTATGTTGAATGTATTTTGATTGAATTATCTCCGTCCGCAATTGCGTAACAATAACTATCAAAGTCTGAAGGGTTCAAATCTATAATTACTTTCTCCGTTGTTCTAATGTCAAGCTGGTCAAACAACTGCTTACTAATTAAATTTGCCTCATTGATAAATAAAATGTTTCTCCCTGCTCCTCTTGCCTTGTCTGCATCTTCTAACCCGAAAAACTCAATGTATGATCCATTTGGGAAATGATAAATATTGTCTGTCTTGTTGTGCCATTCTTCCCGGTACCAACCAAACGCCCTAATAATGTTGTCAAAATCTCGCAATGCTCCACGTTTTAAATGCGGCAAGGAATGACTAACTACTGTTATTGTCTTGCGTGAATTTATGCAAATTGTAATCAAAAGTTGCATTATAGAGAAACTTTTACCCGAACGTGAGCCGCCCTCGTTGACAATGTAACGTTTATTACTACTGAGTGCTTCGTGATTTAACTTAAATAATTTGCCCGATTGAATCTTTACCATTAATGCAAAAATAAAGATGTTCCCGACAACAATGTAGGGAACATAAAAAAACCTACTCATTAAGTAGGTTTTAGTTGTTAGAATGGGATTTTAACCCATATCCTGCAACATAGTTGCAATGTTTACTGCACGTGGTATTTATGCCACTTTACACCATCTAACAAGAAAAGACGTCCGCAAGTGTGCATTGTGAAGAGGCATCGGACGTTGCTAAGTTTATTTTACAATTTCAATAATTACTTGCGGCAAGTTGATTGATACATCTTGCTCTACCCGCTCAACATAACCACGTTTTTTTCCTTTGGTCTTTAGGTAAAATATAGTTGATGTTACTTCACCATCTTTAATCTGTTTATGCAGTTGCGATTCGGCAAAGTCAAGTGTGATGTCTTGAATAGAATCAACGGCAGCTTTGTATTCTTCATCTTCTGCAATCCACCTATAATGAGTATTACGGTCAATGCCAACACTTTTGCATGCGGTTGTAACAATGCCGAGCGATTGCTCTAACGCTGCTATCATTGCCTTTTTAAGTGTTACATTTTGTTTATTCATAAGTTAGCTGTTTTTCATAGATTATCCTTTGCAAAGGTATTGAATTTTATTTTTAGAGCTGTTATACCGTACTTTAAAATTAAATCATTACTAACTTGCAACGTTACCAAAGTATAATCGTTTACATTTTCTATTGCTTTCATCCTGCTGTAAATATCATCTAATGTGCTAATTATAACTTTGTCATTGATTGATATGAAGTCAACAATCTTTCGATAATTGTAACTCACGTTAGTATGATGTTGATTCAATAGTCTTGCAATCTGTGAGCATCCAAAGTTGAACTCCTTTTTCAAAATGTATGCAAAAAGTTTACGTGCCATTACAATATTTTGAAATCTATGCACTCCATCAAACTGTTCTACCCTCACTTTGCAACAAGTGCAGACAATGGATTTAATTTCGTTAATTAAAATTTCATTCATTT